CTTGCGGAAGAAGCATAAAACCGAAAACGATAAGAAAAACAATTGAGCAGCATTTTCAGGGTGTGATTTATTCGATCAATAGCCCGGCATCTTCGAGGAACAGTCAGAGCCCGTTTGTCAATTTTTCGTATTTCGACAAGCCGTTCTTTGAGTCAATGTTCGAGAATTTTAGATTCCCTGACGGAACGGCCCCTGTATGGGAGAGCCTTAATTGGCTACAGCGTGAATTTATGATGTGGTTCAATGCTGAAAGACTTAAGACCATATTAACTTTTCCCGTTGAATCATTTGCTCTTATCTATAAGGACGGTAAATTCGTTGATGAAGATAGTGCGAGGTTTGTTTCCGAAGAGCTCGAAAGAGGGCATTCGTTCTTCATTTACATTTCCGACACGGCAGATTCGTTGAGCTCATGCTGCAGATTGAAAAATAAAATCCAAACCAAGGAATTCAGTTTCACTAATGGCAACATTGGTGTAGAAACAGGCTCAAAGTCTGTCATCACGCTTAATCTCAGCAGAATTACGCAGGATTTCTGTAGGAAAGAATTTGGAGAACGCCCGAAGTTTATTGAATTTACCGAAGATAATAAGGAAAATTTCAGAGCGTATATAGCGAAGATACTCGGAAGAGTATATAAGTATCATACTGCTTATAATGAATATCTTTGGGATATGTACGATGCGGGTCTTCTTCCTGTTTATAAGGCAGGATTCATCGACCTTAACAAACAGTATTTGACGGTTGGCATAAACGGTTTGAACCAAGCAGCGGAATATTTAGGGCTCAAGTGCAGCAAAAACGATGACTATAAGGAATTCTGCGGGTTCATGTTCTCCATTTTCGAGGATGAGAATAACAAGCACAAGACGAAGAAGACAAATTTCAATCTTGAGTTCGTGCCTGCCGAAAGTCTTGCCGTTAAGAATTACAATTGGGACAAGGAAGACGGGTATTGGGTTCCCGAAGATACCAATCTTTATGCAAGTTACGTATTCAAACCTAATGAGAACGACTCAGTGCTTGACAGGCTCTATATGATGAGTAATCACTTCGCAATGGATAAAATGTCCGGCGGTGCGGCTGCGCATATAAACCTTGACAGTCATCTTTCGAAAGAACAGTATTGGAAACTTCTTCACTATTGCGGAGAAATTGGATGCAGCTATTGGACAGTGAACGTTCCTAACAGCGAGTGCCGTGACTGCGGGTTCATAGCCAAACAGCCATTTGAGAAATGCCCTAAGTGCGGAAGCACACATATCGACTACTACGACAGAGTGATTGGATACCTTACGAAAATTAAGAATTGGAGTGAAGGTAGGAGAACCGAACAGAAAACAAGGGTTTACTCAAAAGTTGAAGAATAATGCTTAAATACATACCTAAAGATACACAGGTTGTTTTCTCTGAAATTCCCGACGAAATATCGTTAGCGATTAACATTTCAAATTGCCCGCATCATTGCAAAGGCTGTCACAGCCCTTACCTCAAGGAGAATATCGGGGAGGACCTTTACGGGGAAACGCTCATAAAACTCATAACCGAGAACGAAGGGGCTACTTGCGTTCTTTTTATGGGAGAAGGGAAGGACGAGGATGCGCTGTTTAAACTTATTGACCTGCTCAGGCACTTTTACGGAAAGAGCATTAAGATTGGATTATATACGGGCGGGAACGATGTAAGCCCGTTCCTATGGGAAAATTTGGATTACATTAAACTTGGGCCATATATTGAGGAATGCGGCCCGCTGAACAAGGAAACCACAAACCAACGGCTCTATAAGAGAACTGACGGAAGTCATCCTGATTTAGTCCTGGTAAATGGTAAATGGCAGGCACCGTGGGTGGACATAACTTACAGATTTTGGAGGAAAGGAACCGAATAAAACGGTTCCTTTCTTGTATTTATTAAAAAAATAATTGTTATGAAAATCACCGAGAAAGAGTTAAGGGATTTAATATACGAAACAATACAAGAAAGCGTCAATGAAGACGTTGATGAAGTTAATTTTTTCCGCCGTGCAGGAAATGCGATAAGGAACGCTTACGACACTGCAAAAACGCAGGTTGGCGGTGCTGCTGCTGGTCTGAAAGCGGGCCTTAAATACGGCGGTGGAAACGCCGCTGCCGCTGGTCGCAACGACTACTTGGCAAGAAAGAATGGCGAGCTTGCCGCTTCGAGGAAGCAGGAGTGTGACGCTGCGATAGAAGAGTTCCGTAATGAGTACCGTCAGAAAGTCGGAGAACTTAACAAGTGGAAAGCGAGCGAAATCGCTCAGATAAAGAAAATGTACGGAGCCGACGCTTTCAGCAAGGCCTCAGGTTCAGCACAGGAAAGAGCATCTGCAGCCAGGGCTGATCAGGCAAGATTTTGGAACGGCGGTAATCAACAGCAGCAACAGCTGTATAGGAATGTAGCCGAAGCTGTTGAAAGGGCAATGAAGAAAGTTCTTGGTTAATGCTCGACAGAATTGAAAGAAAACAACAAAGGTAAAATGAAAATAAAGGAATCCGAACTCAGGAATATAGTAAGGAATATGATTTCCGAGGCGATAAGCAATCAGGATGCAAGACTCGCCAACAAATTCATCAAGCAGGCGAACGGTGACGGATATACCGCAAGGCAGGCAGGCCCGAGCAACCTTTTCCAACAGGCAAGACAGGCCCTCGGCGCAAGAAGGGACGAGAAAGGACAGATGGACATCCTCAGGAGTGCCGAGGAAATCTATCCAATGATTCAAAGATATAACGCGGAGATAAAGAAACTGCGGACGGTTTACAATTATCTTAACGCGAGGAAGGACGGAAACTACGTCCCTAGGACACACAAGGCCATGGATCCCGCACAGAAGCAGAGGATGTTGGCAACACGTGCGGCGAACAAGCAGGCGAGGGCTGATATCAACGCGAGGTATGGCGATATCAATGACCCAAAGTTCAGTATCAACTACAGTGGAAATGTGGATCCTACGAAGTATAACGCGGCTAGGGAACGCGCTCGCGACAGGAGGAACGACATTGCGCGAAATACCGATACCGGACAACATTGGTTAAAGGAATCCATTTTTAATTTCTTGAACCGAAAGCCGGATGAGGTAGACCAGATTTGTCAGACTTACCGTAAACTTCCTGTTGATCAGATGGCCGCTGCAGCGCAGAAGGTCGGCGCGAGGATTCAGGAGTATCAGGGTGTTGTTCGTCAGTTGCAGGGGCTCCTAGACAAATGGCAGCAACAGGGGCACCTCGTAGATAAGAACGCTGAGGCCCGTGCGAAACGTGATGCCGAATTGAAGGCTCTACGCCGTCGTGGTACGTACAAACAAGCCGTAGGGCTCGAGGAGGCTGTCAACAAAGCTGTAAGGGAAGCGTTTAAGAAAGTCCTCGGATAATGTTCAACTACGAGCCATATCTCAAATCTCTTGCCAATTTCATGGCTGACAACGGATACACGACACGTCCGTTTCCGAAGGTAATACTGGACGACACGGACCAGGGGTTTGATGTGTTTGCAAAAACAGGGTATTTTGATCCGGTTTCAAACGGGATAAGGCTATTTGTTCATAACAGGTTTCCGAAAGACGTTCTCAGAACGTTTGCACATGAGTTGATACATTGGGCGCAGCAGCGCTCCGGCTCACTCGGAAAAAGCGGGTACACTTCAGATAAGATAACAGAGGATAATAAACTGATAAAACTCGAGGCGGAGGCCTACTTAAAGGGAAACCTCGCGTTCAGGAGCTGGACGGAAACAGTTCAGAAAAACGGCGGGTTATATTAGTTTAGGCAAATAATTTCGATTATAACGCGTGTCTTTTCGGCACGCGTTTCTTTATTGCCTTTATGGCTGATTTTTTTATGTTTATTTTAGGTAAAATAACGTAAAAAGTATTTATAGATAATCAATATAACTTTTTCCTCATGGCAAATACGAACAAGCAGTATTATGGGATAAAATTTCCGTTTACCAACAATAATTTCGACGGATTTTTTATCGACCTCAACGAAAATATCGATGATAAAGTTGCTTCGGAAATCCTTCACGTAATATTGACTCCGAAAAGAAGCCGTATCAGGAAGCCGGAGTTCGGAACCGATTTAGCGAAGTACATTTTCGAGCCGAACGACAGCATAACATGGGACGCAGTGCGTTCCGAGGTTGTCGAAAGCGTCGCAAAATACGTTAACAACGTTAAATTGGACGATATAGAGGTAGTTTTTGACGAAAGGGAGCAAAATGCGGTTTATCTTGATATAAGATACAGCGTCAAAGTCGGAAAAATCACAGAAAATAAAAGAATGGCCGTAAAACTATAATAAAATGAACGAGAACAAGATATCTTACTTAAACAGGAATTTCGATGACTATAAAAAGTCTTTGAAAAACTATCTTTTGCAATATTATCCGCAGATAGCGGAAAGCTTGAACGACGCGTCAATTGGAAGCTGGATTGTGGATATGGTCGCTTCGATTGGCGACAATTTGAGCTACTATATTGACAAGGCTTATAATGAGACGAACTTGGATTCCGCTCAGCAGCTTTCTTCTGTGTACAATCTGGCCAGGAGCAACGGTCTTAAGGTTCCCGGCCCGAAGGGTTCGGTCGCTTTATGTGAATTTTCCTGCTTCCTTCCTGTGAACGGAACGGACGGAATGCCTAATTACGCGTACGCTCCGTTGATTAAGAGAGGAACAAGGGTATCTTCAAGGACGCAGGTCTTTGAACTAGTTAATGACGCCGATTTTGCCGAGGAATTCGATTATAACGGGTATGCGAACAGGGATGTTGAGCCTGTTTACAATTCAAACGGAAAGATAGTCAAATACAGGGTTAAGAAGCGTGAGATAGTTATTGCCGGAGAAAGCAGGATTTACAAACAGATTATAGGGTCCGCTTCCGATGTGTATCCGTTTATGGAAATCGTCGTGCCGGACGAGAACGTAATGGAAATCGAAAGCATCATTTTTAAGGACGGAGACGATTACCAAAGGGATCCGGTTACGGCTGAGTTTATGATTGAGTCTGAAAAGGCTACAATCGACCAAAATACGGTATACAGGTTTTTCGAAGTTGATTCGCTGGCTGACCATTATAGGTGGGGCGACGCAATCACTACGACAAACGGGGCCAATACATTCAGGGAAGATTCAACAACTTACAAGTATTCTTCTTATCCGTCAGGAACGACCGGCACAATGACCGGCGTTCCGGTATATTCAATAACGAAGGGCGAGTGGATACCTATCAC